GGTTCTGATTATTTCCTATTGGGATTGACTCCTAATAGTTGTGTAGTCCGAGAGAACAACGATTTCGCCCAAGTCTCTTTGCCTGTTATGGGCAAGGAAAACATTGCTCAACAATGGCAGGCTGAATGGACATACGACGTTCAAGTCAAAGGGTACGGATGGAACGTAGGCAGCGGAGGACCTGCTCCTAACGATGCGGCTTTACAGTCGAGCGCAAACTGGAGCAGAATCCAAACCACAACCCACAAATTGCTCCCCGGAGTGATTTTGAAAGTAGACGGATAATATTATGGACGCTTTGAAAATACCGAAAGTTTTGGTATTTACCGCAAATATGGCACCTACTCCAGAGGAGATTTTAAAAGGGACTTCGATCCCTTTAGCCTCTCTGGAATTCAGGAACTCTAGAGTGGTAACAAGAGGACAGAGCATCGAGCCTTGTGACGGCGTATTCGCTGTCAAGCCTGATATTATCCCTCCTGACTACAGAAGTCTTCCTACGGCTGAACAAGCTGTTAAGGTCTACAGAGACAAGCTCGAGGCTCTACACAAAGCCTCTGGTGACTCCAAAGCCCCTGAAGTGAAGACTGAAGACACTTCGGAATTGACGGATTTGGAATCTGATGGTGAAGAGCCTGATGACCCCGAAGCCTCTACCTCGAAGAGAAAGAGAAAAAAGTAAATTATGTCTGAAAAAGTTGTATACTTTACCGCCGCTGCTCTTCCTAGCGCAGCCGAACTTGTAGATATTGCAGCCATTGAAGCTGTAGCTGATGCTCGATACACTGTTGATGTTCGTAACGGACTCGCTAGTATGGATTATGGCTCAGGTGAAGACACAGACTTCGTTTATGCAGCATCTGCAACTGGCCTATCAGGTTGCCCTACTGCATATCAATCGGGGTACACGCTCTTTGACCAAGACGATCCTCCTGAACCTGATCTGATTGCCACAAAAGGTACTGTTGATGATGGCGAGGTGATGGCATCAACAGGTGACGCAGGGGACATCACGTTCTCTGTTGCTGATAACGTCGTTACTGCGAGCTTCACGGCTGCATAATGTCTATTGTGCTCGAAACAGGAGAGGGTGTTGAAGGTTCTAACAGCTATGTTAGCCCCCAAGACGCTATAAACTTTGCCAAAAACAGAGGTAGAAATCTACCCTGCGATTTGCAAAATACCACACCTCTTTTGTTTCGAGCAATGGACTTTTTGGAAATGCACTTCAATGACTATTGTGGGCAGAAAACCCTATCTAGTCAGTCTTTATCTTGGCCTAGAAAGAACGCTGTTGTCGGTGGTGAGCTAGTAGCTTCGAACGTGATACCAGAGCAGCTTAAACAGGCTCAAATGCACCTTTGCATGTCGATGAACGAAGGCTTCGATCCTACCGCATCTAAAAGCGGGTCTCCGTTTGTAACGGAAAAGACCGTAGGCCCTTTGAAAATCAGATACGCCGAATCGTCTCAGCATAATAGAGATCGAGTTTTGATTGTCAACAAGTTGTTGGGCGAATTACTTGGTCTCAGTAGCGGACCTAGGTTTGTAAAAGCTTGAGTAATCCATTTTTTGATGATTTGAGAGACGCTGCTGAAGAGCTTATTGCTGAGTTCGGCGAACTCGTTGAATGGGTAAGGGTCTCTAACCCTGTGCCTGAGACTTCCATCGAGCCTTGGAAAGACGAAGACGTTTCTGGTGGAGTAGATACTTCCATAGAAATCGTAGAGCTGGTCACGATGGTTTTCTTGACTGACGACCGGGACAACAGAGAAACTAGGAATTATTCTAATCGTTCTTCGGTGCCAAAAGGTAACACAATCGCCTATCTAACAAAGCCGACTTTCGAGCCAGCTTTGAAGGATATTGTGAGACGGACTTCGACCTCGGAGTCCTATTCGGTCAAGACGATTGATAAGATAAAACCTAACGGCGATAGTCCTTTGTTGTATCAAGTTACGCTGGCATAATATGGTCACGCAAGTAGAAGCCAGAGACGAGATGAGAAGGGTGTTCTACAATCAACTGTTAGCCGAGGCAACAGCGATTGTAGGATATGTGCCGGAAGTCCGCTGGTGTGATAAAGAGTACCCGACAAAACCAGACATCGAGAAGATGTATCTCCGAGATGAAATGGTGGTGGCAGAGAGCCCGCAAAAAGCATTCGCAATCTGCTCAAATAACAAGAAACTGTGGGCAACTGAAGGTCTGTTGACTTTCAAAATATACGCTCCTCAACATCAAAGCAATTCCAAGCGGAGATCAGAATTTCTCGCTCAAAAGCTAAGACAAGCTTTCCGAGCACCTCGGTTGAACAGCAGTGTCTGGTTCAGAGCCCCAAGGATTCACGATATGTACCCAGAAGACGGTTACATCAGAACATTTTTAACAATACAATTTTATTTCACGGAGGTCGAATAATGGCTAGTTGCCCTACATATCTTATCAATTCAAACGACACCCAACTCTTTATTGCTGAGGAGGATTGTCCCGGCGTATTGCCGGGCACACCCGACTGGCACGAACAAGAGCCTAACAGTTATAGCGACCTCGGAGGTAATGTTGAGACGACTCAGCGAGAATACATAAACCCTAGTCGTCAAAACCAAAAAGGAACGCCCACCAACCGAGAAGCGGCGGGCGCTTTCAACACAGATGTCACCAGGAGCAATATGACTCGGAATATGCAAGGATTTCTCTTTGCTAACGTCCGTGAGCCTGTGACTTCAACGCCGCTAAATGCTGACGCTATTCCGATCACAGCGGTCACAATAGCCAGCAATGATAATGTTTACGAAAGCGCGACTGACAACGCTCTGACTGCTTTTGTAGCAAATGACCTGATGCGAGCAGAAGGTTTTGGAGAAGTAAGCAACAACGGCTTATTCGAGGTCAAATCAGGAGTCTTCGGTACGACCACAGATGTGACTGTCGAAGAAGAAGGGATTGCAGAAGCATCTCCTCCTGCGGCAGCTAAGATAAGTTGTGTGGGTATCAGATTCGATGCCTCTGATCTTTCTGTCGGATATGCGAGCAATGTGTTCTCTCTGGTATCCTCTACATACGATTTCTCAGCGAACGTCCATCTGTTCGTAGGGATGTGGATATTCCTTGGCGGGGATGCAACCATAAATCAATTCGTCAACAACCAAGGTTATGCTCGAATCAAAACCATCAACACAAACAGTTTGATTTTGGAAGAGCCTACCTGGACACCAGTTACAGAAGCCGCAGGTTCTTTGGAAATTCAGCTCTTCTTCGGGAAGACGGTGAAAAACGAAAACGACCCAGCTCTCATCGTCAAAAGGACCTATCAGCTCGAAAGAACTCTCGGGCTCTCTGGTGCTGAACAGTTGGTTCAAGCTGAATATCTTCTTGGTTGTGTAGCCAATGAACTGACCGTTAGCATCCCTACTGCGGAGAAGATCACGGCTGATTTGTCTTATGTGGCGATAGTTGACGAAGAGAAGCTAGGAACAGGCTCAGACCTCCGCAAGACCGGAAATCGTATCGACAGCCCTCGTGAGAACGCAATCAAACACATCTACCGATGTTTACAGAATGCGAATGGGTCTCGTGACTGAAGGAGAGGCTCTTTCGGAAGCTCTGTTCGCTTATTTGCTAGAAGCGTCCATCTCAATCAACAACAACACGACACCACAGCAAGCCATAGGCATTCTAGGAGCTTTGGAGACGACTGTCGGCTCATTTAACGTAACCGGGAGCGTGACGGCTTATTTCACGTCCACATCAGCTAAGAGAGCTATGAGAACTCTACTCGATGTGACTATGAATTTCATCGTCGCTCGAGAGAACACCGGACTGATATTCGACATCCCGCTGATTACACTCAGCGGAGGTAGAGTGAATGTGGAGAAGGATGCTCCGATCACAATACCAATCGAAGCAACAGGTGTTGAAAACGATATGGGTTATACTGCGAGCTACACAGAGTTCACATATTTGCCCGATTTAGCAATGCCTGCTGATTACAACGCATAAAACTTGAAAATAAGAGGGAAGAGAAGAGGGAATTAATGAGTAGTCTATTTGATACGTTCGAGAGTGATACCACGAAAGAAGAAGAGGGCGCTGCTATCCAGTATGAGCCCAACCCAGACGGAACCGTACCCACATTCTTTGTAGCAAGAATGGGAACGAACAAATATCAGAAGGTGTTGAGACGGCTTCTGAAGCCTATCAAGCGCCGTCTTGATTTAGGTACAGTCAGCGACGAAGAGCAAGCGAAATACTTCAAAAAAGCGTTCATCAAAGGTTGCATCAAAGGTTGGAAAAATGTCAGAGACCGTGGGGGCAAGGATATGCCTTTCAACGAGAAAGCCGCAGGGGATTTGTTAGAACAGCTTCCTCATTTGTACGACGACCTCGTTGAACAAAGCAGTAAGCATTCCAACTACAAGACCGAAGAAGAACTCGAGGAGCAAACAAAAAACTCATAGAGGCTCTCGAGTACGCCCGTGAAATGGGGAGTGTTGAGAAGCTCTTGGCCCAACAATGCGCTCAATCAGGTGCCCCTCTTCCTGAAAGAGTGTTGAATAAGCCAGAGCTTCATAAAGGTCTCCAGTTCATTCTGGGGGCCTTTTTTGATTTAGATACGGAGCGACACCACGGTAACGGATTGATGAGAATCTCGTGGTCGTCTATACTGAGATATGCAAAATATTACGAACTCGATGAAGACGAAACAGAAGAGTTGATTTTTTTCATAAGACGTTTGGACAACTCAGTTTTGACGAAACTGGAAGCTGAACAGAAAGCGAAGATAAACAGTGGGTAGAAACAGAAAAGTAGGAAAATCCTTAATCAAGCTTTCTAGAGACGCTATTCAATTGGCCAAAGAACTTCGCAGAGCAGCTTCGGACAATGTTAAGGGAATTGGGATAGATACCATCAGCAGGCTCGCTTATGCGACTCCGGTAGATACATCCAAAGCCCTATCCAACTGGAGAGCTAGTGTGGGCTTTCCTACCAGTAAAGAACTGGACGCTTATTTTCTAGGTGAGGGCGGATCCACTAGGGATGCCTCAGCAGCAGAGACCGTTTCTGCTGCTGAGAGAGCTGTTAAAAATAAGCAACCGGGACAAGCTCTCTTTATAACGAACAATGTGGATTATATGGAGTCGCTTGCGTTAGGTTCGAGTCCTCAGCAAGATCCAGGATGGATCGAGATGATAGGCGAAATCAGTTTTGATAATTGGAAGCTGAGACTTCCTGTGATGGGATAGGGTAAAATGTCCACAGAATATGTTGTAAAAATATCAGACAAGATTGATGCTGGTATCAGCAATAAGCTCGTAGAAATCAGCGAGACTTCACAACGAGCTGCTATCAATTCTGAGAAGTTCGTTAAGCAGTTGGAGAAGCTAGGGAAGCCTGCTAAAGTTATCGCTGCTCAGAGGAAGCTTTCAAGAGAGATGGCGAGAGGTGCCACCGAAGCTAACAAAGCTATTACTGCTCATATGAGATATAAAACTCAGCTTTTGAGAAACGCGAATGCTTCTGCAAAATATTCAGCTAAGCACCGTAAAATGAGCAGAGGTATTTTGGCTGACGGTGCTCAACTCATCTCCCAGATTTCTAGATGGGCTTCTTTGATTGGGGTTGGTTTTAGCGCCAAATACCTGCTGAGATTTGCTGATGCGTATACGTCAATCGGTAACAAGCTGAAGAACGTAACAACGAGCCAAGCTAACTTCAATAGAGTCATGGACGAGACGTTCGCAGCAGCCAACAGAGCCAGAGCCCCTGTTGAAGAGTTCGCCCAGACTTTTCAGCGAATTGATCGAGCCGTCAGTGACTTAGGTATGAGTCAAAAAGAGTCAATGCGGATCACAGAGACTGCTTCCAAAATGTTAGCTCTTGGGGGAGCTACGGCTGAAGAGAGCGGAGCAGCCCTTCTGCAGCTCTCCCAGGCATTCAACAAGGGTAAGCTCGACGGAGATGAGTTCCGGTCTGTTATGGAGCTGATGCCGGACGCTGCTGATGCTTTCGCTAAGAAGTTAGGGGTCGTTAGAGGTGAG